TCTTGCACCACTTAGGTGCTTGTATGGATATTTGAATCTTTCACCGTCTGCACTTTCAATATAAATGCTACCAACTTTTTGTGTACGTCCTGTAGCACTTTCTTGATTAATGCTTTCTGTATGCTTAATCATTATTCGAGCACTATCAAAATCTTGATAACTTATTCTTGATGTGCCATATAGCTTTGATTCATTCATTTGTCCATCCTCAATGCGGTTCTGAGCTAAAAATTTATAATCTCTTTTATCTAAATTATTTTTTGTAATGTTTCTTGTGTCGAAGTTTAGCAATCTCTTTTTACTAAACTGACGTAACTCTTTTAGAAAATTATACCAATTGTCTCTAGTCATTGAATCTTCATTCGCAACAAAATCATCAGTGTACATTACTGCTATAGATTCTTCGTCTAGTGTAATACTTACTTTGCCTAAAACACGACCGCCATCTTTATATTCAAAATCAAAAAAACGTGCGTCTGTAGGAACGTTAGTTACATTACCTTCAGCATCGCCAATTGTAACGCTAGGAAAGCGTCCTCGAATTTTATTGAATAGGTCTTCTGATATATTCTCTAAGTTTTTCATATTAATATTTATCAATAGTTACTGCTAATGAAGATTGGCATAGGAGCATCATAGTCTTCAAAATCTTCTGCCTGATTAAAAGTATTATATACTCTTGGATCCCAGTCCTTGAGTACATCCATCATTCTTAGTGCCAACAATGTAGCACTTACTAGGTCGTCATTCATGCCTACTTTTGCCTGAAAGCTGCTACCAGTAGCAACATAGCCTTTTAGTTCTCCAATCAAAGGTTTACTGTGTATAGTCATTTTGTCGTTTTCGACCATTGTTTTTAAACGACTACATGCAGTAATCTTTGTACCGTGTGTAGTATTAAAACCTTTACGGAACTTGCGCACATGTCCTTTTCGAATAGGTTCAGACACAAATAGTCCTGGTATATTCTCTTCCCCAAAATCGTTTATAACGATTAGTGCTGCTTCGCCGATACCGTTATTTTCTACACTCCAATATACACCATTTGGATTTTTAGTTTCACTTGCAATGTAATTACATATGTCTGCAAGTACTCTAATTTGTCCTGGTATAGCAGTTTGATTGTGTTGCCATTCTGCTACTTGTTCGTAACTAGGCAATTCAAATACTTGTATTGCAGCAAAGTCGCCCCCTGTGCCCATACTAGGGTCAAGTGCCACTGCATATGTATATTGACTAGTCGGTTTTTTATACCAACGTGTTTGCCCCATATTTAATATAGGCGCTTTGCCATCCATTGCTGCTAGTTTAATTGAGTTAATTAATGTTTCGTCAAATACTAAGAATTCACAGCCGTATTCACGTCTAAATTTTTCTTCGCCGATACGTCCAATTTCTTCTTCTTTCCATTTCTCGTCACGATCTGGATGTTCGCTCCAGTGTGCTAAGAAACTGTGAAAACCGTTGATACCTAGTTCAGTTTCGTTGCCGTGGGCGTCAAACTTTTGTTCTGCCTGTTTCCAAATCTGTGCAAATGTATCTTCGTCTGAGTTAGGTGTGCTTGTAATAATAGCACGACCACCTGTTGCTAGTGTAGGTGATATTGAAGTCCAAAACTCTTCTGCTATATTAGGTTGTACAAACGCAAACTCGTCACAGTATAGTAGCGAGATAGACATACCACGTCCTGTGTTGCCTGTAGTTGTTTGTGCTACAATACGTGATCCGTTTTCAAACTCAATTGATTGTTTGTTGTATGATGTAACACCTGCTCTAATATGATCTGGGCAAGTTTCATATACAAAACGTACACGAGCCATAATCTCTTGCGCACCTGTGTACTTGTGTGCTGCAACAAGAATAGTTTGGTCTGGGTTAAACATTGCATACCAAGCAAGATAAATTGCTGCACACGTTGTTTTACCAGTTTGTCGTGGCATCATGTTAATGTTAAAACGATAGTTATGGTAACTATGCATTAATCGTAATTGGTATTCAAAAGGATCAAACAAGAGTTTGCCTTTTACTGGATGTTGAATATAAGCAAAGTGCCTTGCAAAATGCAAGTAACCTTCATTAGGATCCATACACTTAGCAATGTCTTCTATTTGTGCATTAGTGTAAGTTTCTTTTTGATTTGCTTTTTTGGTTAAAACACCGTCTAAACTTTTACTCATAATAATACTTATCCAAAAAAATAGAGCCCTAAGGCTCTATTTGGTGTAACCCCACCGTAGTATTATTTTTTACGACATGATCCTTTTTCGCCGCGTTTCTTACCAGGTACTCTTTCGTATCCGTCCCAGCATTTGTCATACATGCTGTCATTGCCGTGGCGTTCGCCTTCAGCGGCTTTTACATCCTTTTTTTTTGACATTTTTTCTTCTAGTGCTTTGCGTAAGTCTGCTCTTAGTTCGCTTACTAGAGATTCTAATGCAGGATCATTTGTACGAATTGCTTTTCTATCTTTTGGTCTATGCAAGTCGTCACCTACTGCAAGTACATCGTCTTCGCTACCGTACTCTTCTTCTGGACTGTTATCCCACTCTTCAGTGGCTTCTTCTTCTTTGTCACCTGCTGCCATGATTTGACGCATAGTTGCCATGTCCATTTCTTGATCTTTTGATGGCATTTCAATGTTGTGAGAGTCTGTATCAATGTGTGCATCGTGTGCCATTGGCATATCTACATGTTGCTCAATGCCTGCTGCTTGTTGCATTAATGCAATTAGATCTGCAACATTTTCTTTTCCTGATGCTGTTACATTAACTGTTACTGGCTGGCCTTCTGCTGACATAGGTGCTGCCATTTCCATGTCGCCGCACTCTTCGACAGTTGCTTCAGTTACGTTGTGAAATCCTTCAAGGATTGCTTTCATGCTTCCTACCTCTGCAGGACCTGCTGGTTTTTCGCCTTTTTCAGCACTGTCAAAATTCTTTAAAATGTCTAGCATATTATTGCTCATAATTAACTCCCTACAACCGATTTGGTGTTTTCTTGGTCTCCGATATCTTTAGTACTTTCTGCCTTTATGCCGTCAACAGGATCAATTTCTCTTTCGCTACGATCTGTTTCTAGCTCTTTTAGTAACTCCATTACACGATTACTACCAACCGAATCTTGAGCACTTTCGCCGCCCATGTCTTCTGTTGCTAACATTGCTTCGTACGGCTCATCGCTTTTTGGCTCTTGCTGTAACTCTAAAGGCTCTCCTGGAACTCTAACTACAATATGTGCTGCTGGAATACTGCAAGCACTTGCTAGATAGTTTTCTAATACTTCTCTAGTAGTCGGGTAGTTAACATCTGCTTCCCAGGTGTGTACTTCCATATTCTTCAACTGCGGAAAATCTAGTGGCGATTCTTGTATAGGTGTTTTTTTAGCTGTTGATAGTTTTGACACGCTAAATCTTTCTAATGCTGTTTTCATTGTTGCTTCGCATCCTTCAGGAAGGTCACCTGCAACTTTAATTAGAAAGCTATACGTCTTTTTTGATTCTACTAATATTTCACTAAATGATCTCATGTCGAATATCCTATTATATGTTATTTATCTTTATCTAGACCTTTTAGTCGCTCCAATAGGCTATTGCGATCTGTTACAACATATCCTTCGCCGCTTACTAATCCGTCGTCACTTGAACTACCTTCTTTGTCCATTTTTTCTTTCTTCAACTGTAGTTCAATCATTTTTAATTTTTTATCTAGTTTAGCAGTCTTTGCATCTAAACTAGTTTTTAGCATTGTTCCTGCGACTTCAAAAACTCTACCACTATAACGACTTTCTACGTTCATGCCTAGTGTCATTAGATCTTCGTATGCGTCTAGTGCTCTACCTGCAATGTCTTCTAGTTCTTCATCGGCTTTTTGACCGAGTCCTTTTACTGCTGGAAGTGCGGATGATATCTTATCAAACTCTGCCATAGCGTCAAAGGTTTCCTCTTGTTCGACTATTGCAGTTTTCTTTTTTGTTTCTTTTTCTTCTTGCTTTGCTTGATCTAAAATTTCTTTTGAATCTGGCAAATCTAAAAGTTCTTCAAGTTTTTTAGTCATAGTACTACACCATTTATATAATGATATTTATGTCTTTAGAATATCCTAACATTTGAAAGTCTTTTTTGTATGCATTATAAACTAATTTCGTAGCATGTTTATTATAATATCGTCTATAACTGTTAGGTCCGGTTTTATTTAAATGAAATAGATCTTCTGTTGTACCTAAACATTCTTTAATAAAACTATTTAATTTATCTATTTCTTCAAATTTAAAAAGTTTATCAACAGGTGTATAAGGATGCTGTGCATGTCCTAACGGAACAAATGGTAATTGTTCACAAAATTTTTGAAATGTAATTTTACCTGTTCGGTCATGCCAATGTTTGTACCAATCAAGATTCGATGTTGTATTAAAATAAGGATCTGCTTCTTTTGCTAATTTTTTAATATCAGTTTCATAAAGATATCTATATAGGCTTACTGCACGAGAATACGGATTTCGTGTTACTGCAAATGTTGTGCCTAAATCTTTACCTAATGATCTTATTTCTTCAACTGTTGCATGAGAATCATCATGTAAGGTATAGTGTTCTTTTGCATGTTTGAATATATATGCGCTGATACTTTTTCCTGCGGTTTTTGGAATGTGGATAAAAGTATATTTTTCATTATTACTTCCTATAAATGTTATGTTCATCTACGGCGACCTTTATGGAATATATCGCCCTCGTTTACTACTCTAAAAAATATGCCCTTTTGTTTGCACCAGATTCTTGCTGCTTCCCACTTGGCTTGATTAACAACCCAGTGAGCTTGATTTGTTCTGCTGCGCCCAAGTTTTTCTTTAACTGTTTGATTTTCAGGTTTTACTTCAATAAGCTCTACACGCTGCTTGCCGTTTTTATCTCCGTATGCAATAAAGAAATCCGGAACATAAATTGTGTATTTTCCGCTTAAAGGATTTCTATAAGGTATTTGTACAGCTTCACTTGCCCATTGTTGCACACTAGGATGTTCGTCGCAGAATTTCATAAATGCAAACTCCCAACTACTTCTATACGTAGGAGTTCTAGATCCTATATATTTTTCTGGGTTTTGTAGTTTGAATTTACCTTGTGCAAATCTAGACATTATTTATAACGGAGGTTTGCGCCGCCCTTTAGATTTAATGGTCCACGAATAGTTTTTGTTCTAGGAACAAGAGGGAACGTACTCTTCTCAATTGTTCCTTGATATAATACTTGCGGCGAACCGCCTTCTAAACTTTCATAATCGTACCAATTGCTTGATGTAGCTGTAGTTGTTTCTGTTCCGTAATAGAACTTATCTGACGGTTGTGCATTCAAGGATTGCATATAATCTTTTAATTGATACGAGGTCCAATTTCTATTATGTTCGAGTACCGTTGCTAAGAATCCGCTTGCTACAGGACATGCTGCACTGGTTCCGCCAAATGCACAATCTGTAGGACTAGCAGGAGCATCTCCAATAGATGCAATTCTATCATTATTTACTACAATAAGATCAATTCTTTGAGGATCGTTTTCAAAAAACTTCATTTGCCAAGTTACAAATCCCGTGCTAGATGCATTAACAAGTACAAACGTCCCGCTTATGGTAAATTCTCTATTTGGTGAAGTTCCTAGTGTAAGATCTCTCCAAGAACTAGCAGTTAATTGGCCGTCCCCGTCGCCCGCACTTATTGCAATTTTTGGCAAAGCAGGTGACACTGCCGAAATGTTTGAATTACTCGAAGCCTGGCCAAAAGTTACCACACTGTTAGTATTTAAAAATATTTCTGTGTAAGTGCTGCCGTTAAATTCAACTTCCCAAGGAATTGTCCACCCTTTATATCCGCCGTTGCCGTCGCCTGAATCCCAATCACTGCCAAAGTTAGACCAGCTAGGTTCTGGATCGTACGGTGTCGAGTTATCAATTTCAAATGTATTAGTATTGATTGTATATGTAAACAAAGGAATAGGTGTTAAATTAGCTAATATACTATTTGAACTGCATATTCCTGAAAATCCTTTATCGTCAAATACAGATTTATTATATTCTGGGTATGTTGCAGGATAAATGCCTTCAGCACTATAACTGTGGTTAGCAGCAAGAGTACCGTCTGCAGGAGCATAGCAATCTACTGTATTGCCTCGATTACTATAGTTTACTTTTTTCTCTTTTAATGCACCGTCATTTATAAAATCATCATCAAGTGCTCCGACTGCAATTACAGGATAATCATACTGTAAAGTTTTTCCCATCTGAGTAGGGAACCCTCGACGATTTGTAGTACCATAAACTGGCAATCCAAACTCAAAATATGTTGTTTGAGTTAGTGTGTCATTTAGTCCGTCGTGGATATAATTGTTGAAATCTGGATGATCAGGAGTAACTTGTTTTTGATTACTATTTCCAGCAGCAGCTACAAATATTACACCCGAATCTACTAATTCTTTACCAGCTTGTGTGTAAGAATTATCCTTCATTTCTCCCGACCATCTGCCAATATCGCCTGTTTGTCCCATGTGTGCAATAAACGGCGGCTCATTAGTATACCCTGCATAGCTAGAAGTAGTACCTCTAAAGGTATAATAACTTCCGCTTTTAGTACTCTCTCGGTACCCCCAACTGTTTGATGCAATCGTAGGATCTTGTGTTCCATATTTCGTATTAACTGGTTTGTGCAAATGAAACAATTTTAGTATGTCAAAATAAGGTTCGATGTCTGTTCCGGCAAAGTTTAACGACTGTACAAACCATTTGTTAGCATTGTATGCCCAGCCTTGTGTTCTACCATAAGTTAATGCAGCACACGGAGTTCCGTGACGTCCGTAAGTAGATCTTGCTAAATTTGAACCGTTATTTCTTGCACGAGTATAACCTGAAAATCTTAAATCAACAGTACCGATATTAGCAAATTTAACGCTTCTATTACTTCCTAATGCCCACCAATTTAATGCTGCTGTTTCAGTAGGAACAATTGTTCCGTCCCATCTAGTTTCTAATAGGTTCTCAGAATCTGAATTAAAGTAATCGGGGTCAATATAATAAGGCGAATCTAATACTAGATCCAGCAAGTCACATGTACCTTCGCCCGGCAGCGGATTTCCTCCAATATAGCCGTTTGGTTTAGGTGCTGATACAGTAGGATTAGATCTATATGTTTGATTATTTTGAAATTCAGGATGCCCGAACCAGCAACCGTCATCGCTAACAACTACATCAACATCTTTACCCGATCCTTGTTGTCTAATATTACTTTCAATTGGTGTAAAATCTCCCTGACCTTGTATTAGCCAAGGTTCTTCTTCTTGAGTGCAGCGTAGTAATTGGAATCCAGTTCTGTTTAAATCAGACACCTGCGGAGTTGCAGGTAACGCATTTACATTTTCAAAATCTCTGTAGTTTTTAACTGTACCCGAGTATCTATTAAAAAACGCAACAGGTGTTGCTACGATATCATCAGGGTTAGGTTTGTATTGTTCAGGATACGAAGAATAATCTATATGAATAAATTCTACAGCACTGTGATGTTTTATTTGATCTGCTTCTTCGTCAGTTAGTAAGAATACACCACGTGTTGGACTATGAGGTTTATGATCTGTACATTCTACAGATCGCTGTGGTATATGTTCGTCACTTGTATCTGCATTACACAAAAGATCATGAACTGTTTCGAATCCTTCAGCATCATATGTTGATATCTGATAATACTTTTCGCTCATTTAATCCTCCGTTAATAACCAGAAACTGTAACACTTAGTGGATTACTTGTGTATGTTATTTGCCCTGTTATACGAACTAGATTATAATTATTATCTGGACTTCTTACTATCACTTTTAAATTAGTTCCGTCATATTCAACTGTACAGTCTGAATAAATTTCTGTTTCTCCGATAGATCCAATTTCTTTTGTTTGATACATTCCAAACTGTCCTGTAGACGAAAATAAGAATTTCTTCACTACATATAAATCATTATCGGCACTATTCATAGTTAACAAAATTTCGCCGCCGGTGGTATATCTTTCGATTTGCTTCTGCCATACAGTTTGTATAAAGTCGGTACTGTCTGTATCAGCAGTGCTTGGATCAATTACACTATAAATTGTATCAGTAATTACAATAGGAATAAAAGAAGCGCCATTAGCACTTTCACCGCCTTGTCTTACTTCTCCTTGTACATCTACGCCCGAAGTAATTCTAGTTTCAGCTGCTGAAATTTTTAGTGCGTTAGTTACTGTAATATCTAGATCAGCTTCGGAAAATAGCTCTGGATCTCCAACTGCTTCTGTTATAATCTCATCTACTGTAATTTTAGTTGCAGTAATATCATTAGTTACTATTAGGTCATTTTGTACAGTTAAATCACTTTGTGCAACTACACTTGGCGTAATAGTAATAGCACTTGAGTCGTCTGTGTCAATGTTACTATTTGCCATTGTAAAGTTACCAATGGTATCTGTGTCGATAGTTTGGAATGTATATGTTCCTGCACCATTAGTAGTTAAAACTTGTCCCGGAGTACCTTCAGCAATACCTAGATCAATTAATTCTAAGCCACCTAGTTGAGTAGACACATAAGTTTTAACAGCACGTTCAGTAACTAGAGCACTAGCACTATTATCTGTCATTGTGTCGTCATTACTAAACTCGTCAATAGTAATACCTAAAGACATACTAAGCGAAGTTAAAGAACTAAAGCTAGTAGGCTTATTGCTTAGATCTTGGTAATCTCTCGAAAATAGTAAATTATTTGCATCGGTTAGATCATTTAAATCTGCAGGTATGCTAGGTAAGTTAGATAAGCTATTATAATCTTTATCAAATAATAAAGTATCTAAGTCTGTTAAATCTCTAACGTCTGCAGGTATAGCAGGCTTGTTAGTTAGGTCGGCATAATCGCCCGAGAACAGAGTAGGCTTTCCTGTTAGGTCTTCGTAACGTCCTGTAAACGCATCATTGATACCGTAGCCTGCTATTGTAGTAGGTTTGTTAGTAACGTTAATAAATTCAATACTTGTTGCTTCAACGTCTCTAAAAATAAAATTACCTACGCCGTCAGTTGATAAAACTTGTCCTGCACTGCCGTCAGTAATTCCTAAATCTGTAATAGCAGTTGGTAGAGTAGGTCTATTTCTTAGATCAGAATAGTTTCCTGTATATGCTACTGTATCTAATGGGTCTTCGTAATTACTAATACTATTTGACGGATCTGACGTTAACAGTTTTCTCCACTGTCCAGAATGTGCATAGTATAACGAACCTGTGCTGTTTACATGAGCTATCATACCACCGTAAGTGCTTGCACTTACTGCTTGAAGATCTTGCTCTGTATTAAAAGTATTGCTAAAGTAAACTTTGTTAGGACCAAAGTCTACATCAGTGTTGAGAAGATTTTCACCATCGCCTAAAATAGAATAAACTTCACTAAAGTTTTCGTTTATCTTTCCACCAGCTGTGCGCAGGCCATCACCAGAACCGTCATTTGGTGCATTACCTGTGTTTATAATCTGTTTAGCCATTCCTTATTCTCCGTCGAAGGTGATTGTATCTGAATCAAATGTAAAGCCTGTAGCACTAAAGTTAGTTCCTACGCTTGTATTTATGAATACCTGTTCAGGAGTACCTTCAATAATATTTCTTCTTTCGTATTTTGTAATTGTTTGATCTTTTTTAAAGCCAACTGCGCTTGTTCTTTTTCTATTATAATTTAAAATTTCTGCAATAACAGCACTTAGCTTTAGTTCGTCTAGCCCTTTTAAACTTTGTAATAATGAATATACGTCAACGCCATCTGTTTTTGCTTGATTTAAAAGCACTGTGCCGACTGTTAAAGATGCACTTTTGTCAAACCCTTTAGATTCAAAAAAGCCAACAACTGTAGATAAGTCGCTGTCAGTTAAACTGATAGGTCTTTCGTAATATTTGTCAAAAAACAAAGTTACATCTTTATCAGTTCTTTTAGAAATATTTCTTATAGGTAATCCGCTCATGTTGTTAGATCCAGTGCTTTATCTCTGTATAGTTGTTTGCTTCCTTCTGGCAATGCTGCCCAAGCTGTGTTTGCGCCATTAACACCATTGCTACCACCGTCAGTCAAGTAATCATTTAAAAATATGTTCCTTGCAGTATCTTCTAATTGTATTGGATTTGCTAGTAGTTGCTGTCTTTGAGTATTCTCACTATTAGGTGCCGTTGTAATAGTCGGAGTAGCTTCAGTGACAGCATTTGCTCCGTTTTGTCCTGCTGTTTTAGGAACAACGGTATCAGTTAATCCGCTCGTTACGTTGGATGAAGATTGTGTAACGTCTGATAAAATATTACCTGCAACATCTTTAGCAAACTCATTTACGCTTGAAGAATTTAAATTTGATATATTTCTTATTAATTGAAATCCTGCAAGACCTGCTTCTAATGGACTACTAAAGTTATCACCTTTTGAAATATAATCATATAAGTCTGCACCTGCACCAAATATACCGTCGATGCCTAATGTTCCTCCGCCTAACAAACTTATAGGAGATGGCTGTGTATCATAATGTGAAGGATCACCAAATCCTGTAGGTGTACCGCCGTCACTTGAATTTACTGCGCCTCTCGAATAATGTACTGCTTCGTATGCTACTGTAATTGAGTTTTGCATCATTCCTGCGCCATCTGAATTGTCAACAGTATCGTGTTGCCAAGATGTAATAATAGGATTTACAATAGTATATGTTGTATAAGTTTTTTTAGACAGTTGACTAATTTGTATATTTTTAAAAAACGGTACACTAATATTATTATCTAAACCGTATTTAAATTGATTTCTACCGCTGCCCATGTATGTATTGTCACCTGCACCGGCTTTGTTATACGCTCCTGGATTTCTGCCGTAACTTGCATCTGCATAATAATATCTATAGTATGCTTCTAGCAATGCAGTAGTTACACCGTAGTTGTCGTCATGAAAAGTAATGTTTATTGGTTCGTACTGTATTCCTGTTTGTACATTTTTCTTTCTATTGTATTTGTTTCTTGTTTCTACAATAGCAGTATATCTAGGAAGGTCTGCTTGCTTTACTAGCATTCCAATTTCTAAACTATGCTTTTCTTTTAATGAAGGAAGAATCGTACTTACAACAGGATCTAATTGAAAGTATACGTGATATAAAAACTTTTGTTTAGGAGCAAATCGTAAGTCGTTGTCAACATACAATCTACTTGCGTGTTGCCAATCCGCAACGGTTCCTTTAGGGCCTAAAAGCCCCGAAAGTAAATTATCTAAGAATCCATTAGATGTTAGTGCCATACTAATATTTATCCATAACTATTATGTACGCAGATAATAAAAAAGGGAGCCTAAGCCCCCTTTTAATAGATTTAGATAATCTTTTTATGCGCCGCCGCCGGTAATTAGTGTTCCTAGTGTNCGTCCTACTGCTGTACCAATTCCAGTGTCTGTTGGAGTTTGGATAGCATTATCGTATTGGATTTCTAGTGTTACTGTTACTGGCTCGTTGTTGCTGTATGCTAGTGTATTGTAGTTAGCATTAGTAATAAAGCAACCGTACAGTTCAAAAGTCTCAAGTACGTTTGGTGTGTTAGCACCGTTGCCACCGTCTAAGATTTCAATACGTGTCGTAAACTTGTAATCTTGTCCTGACGCTGCACTCGACTGTTCGAAGAAATCGAACTGCTTCTGTAACTGCTCGCCTACTAGCTTTTGCACTGCATTGTTTACATCTTCACGTAAGTTCAATGTAATTGGTGACCATGTGTGCTTACCAGCTAAGTATGCTTTTGAGTTGTATGCATGGATCTCCATTGGCTCAAATGCAACTGTAGGACGAGTAACATCAATTACCTGTTTGGTAAGTTCTGTAGTCGGTGTTGAAACACCAAAGTTTTCCAGCGACACTCTAAAGCGGTACTGGAGCTTCGGCATCAACAAGCCTTGCGTACTAGCACTGTCACCACCTGCTAAAGGCACTGTAATTTTTGATAGTGTTGAAATTGCCATTTAATTTGCTCCTAAGTTAAAAGTATTTATCATTTTACAGGCCGCCTATTTCACCTGTATTCTTCAGTCTTAGCGGAATGTAAATGAACTCAATACTCTTGACTGGTTCAATAGCAACATCTACATATAGTTCGTTTCTATCAACCCTTGCCGGAGTATTGTTTGTTTCGTCACACACAACTAAGAAGTCATACAATGCTCTTTGACCTACAAGTTCTAGTAGTAAACTTTCAACTTGTCCTTTGATTTCATCACGTGTGATTTTATCATTAGGTTCAAAAATGTAAGGTTTAGCAAGTGTGTTTAGCTGACTACGTAAGTAGATAACCAAACGTGCAACATTAATTCTATCTAGTGAACTGTTACCTCTTGCACGAGTTTTCTGTCCAAAGTTAACAAGTCCTGCACCTGTAATAAACGTAATTGGGTTTACACCTTGTGCATACAATGTATCTCTTTGACCTTCATTTAGTGCAATAGTTGTAAATTCGCCTTCGTCGTTGATGTAGCCTGTAGCACTTGCATTAGTAATGCCGCCACGTCTTGTACCTGCCGGTGCAAACCATGGGTAGCTAACTTGGTCGCTTAGTGCAATAGTGCGTAGCATCATGTGACTTGGTGGAACTACAACGTTGTTACCAAAGTTGTCACTTGTAAATCCTGCTGGATAAAATACTGCAAAATAATCATCCTGGCTAACTAGTCCGTCGTCGTTGTCCTCAGCAGCTAGTCTTGCATTGGTTGCCCATTCATTTAGGCTAGTTGCATCTGGTTTCAATCTCATTGGTGCATCACCAACTACAAATCCAGTTAGACCTCTGTCGTAGTTCAAGTTGATCATCTCGCCAATTAGTTCAGGGTATCCTGGGCAAGCAATCAAGTTAAAGATACGTGCTTCATCATCGCGGATTTCATCATTGTTATTAACAATTGCTTGTAGTGATTGTACAACAACTTTACGCTGAGCTTTACGTCCAAATGAACCACTACCATCTGCTTGGTTACCTGACTCAGTAACCCAACGATCTCTGTTGTAGTCTGCCATTTGTTCTTCTTTATGACGTAGGTTTTTGTCACCTGTTTGAATGTAGTTTTTAACAAACTTCTTAACGTTAAATCCGCTTCTGCGTGTATTAACTAGTAACATACCTTTTGGATATAGTGCTGGATCTGGAGCATCTGGATCTATGTAGTTATTTGTAAGTAGATCTTTAATAGATGCTGCTGTGTTTCCGTTTGCACCACTTGTGCCATAACGTGCATCAGCAAATAGTACACCGTTTTCTGTTGTTTGGTCTGCTTTATCTAACAGTTCCCAAGCATCAGTTGCTTTTCTATAACGATAAATCATTGGATAGTTTTCTAAGTCTGAACTATCAATCCAAAGATCGCCATTTGCTAGTTCTGTACCGTCTGATTGCTTAGATGGTTGTGTAGCAGCAATAATTGGACCATTTGGATCTGTTTTATCAGTTGCTACTGCTGAGTAGTAAGGTGCTGCATCGCCAAAGTTTGTGCTGTCGCTACCATCATACTGATAACCAACCCATGTAGTACCGTTATGAATCATAATATCAACTTGGTCAATGATTGAGTTGTACCATAGCTGACCGTCTTCTGCTGTATCAGTAGGCGCAGTTGCACTAGCTGTGTAGTTTAGTGCTTGCCAGTTGCTTGCACGGTAAACTTGTGGCTGTGTGCCGCTGTCAGTACCTGGTTCATATGAAACATACTGTGTGCCGCTGTTAGCATCTACATATGGTTCAATTCCTAATCTAACTAACGATGCTGCTGAGCCGCTACCGTCAGTGATTATCATTTCACCGCCCTTGCTATGTTTGATAACAATTCTGTTTTCGCCGTCAACTTCTGCGCTTACATTTGGAATGCCTGCGCTTGTAATTGCTGTTGCCCAAGCAATTGCTTGATCTTCTGCACTTTCAGTTCCTGTAAGTGTAACAGCAATAGTGCTTGCAGAAAAGTTACTAAATTCAGCACTACCTGGAGCAGTTGACTGGATAGTAATATTATATGTGCCAGCAACAAAAGAACTTGATTCAATTACTTTTGATTTAATAACAGTTGAACCAATAGCGTTGCGTCTAAATACTTTAAACGAACCTAGTGGAAGTGTATCACCTGCAACGTTAGTTAGGATGAACATATCACCTATTAGCAAGTTTTCGCCGCCGCCTGTTCTATCTAATTCAAAGATTGCATTCTGTGCAGAGTCAAACATTGGTGCTTCAATAGAATCCCATAGTCTTGTTTCTGCATTCCAAAGTTTTACTCTCCAACGAGCACCTAGATTTGGCTCTGTAGTTTTTAACCAAATAGAACCAGTTGGTCTGCCGGTTGCACCAGTTGTTTTCTTAAAGCTATCTGGAATCTGTGTATGCTTGCTAATTTGCAATGCTGGCGGATAGTAAGTTCCAGCAGTTAATCCTAGTGCTGTTAGTGCAGTAGTATCGTTTGCTGTACCAGCTGCAATTACTACTGGACCTGCTTGTGTACTATCGTCTCCGCTTGTAGTGCCGTCGCTGTAAATTGCTAGTCTGTTGTCAACTGCCGCTGCACGAAGACCGCCAATTCCTAGGCCGTTAATTGCGTTAACTATTTCTGATAGTGTTTGTCCGTTAGTTAGCGTTATAAGTGTATCGTTTAGTGTAAATGTCGAAGCACTAACACTTGGATTAGCTTTTGACCCTGACACTGCTGGCCAGCTGTCTCTCCACTCATCGCTGCCTAACTGTACCCAATCTCCGTCAGCAGCTCTGTACCAAACAGTAACTAGCTTGTTAACTGCAACTACAGCGTAGTCGCCAATTTCACCAATTGATGCTAATGGAGCACCTGGAGCAGTTACAGTACCTGTAACTTGTGCTTCAGTTGTTAGCACTAGCGGTACTTTATTTGTAAATGTTTGACCGCCTGTAACTGTTACATCTGCATTGTTCCATTCTTGGATACCAAATAATGATGTAGTAGTATCTAACCAATATGTGCCAGCTGCTGGATCAGCAGTAGGAACAGATGATCTTGCTTCTAGTTGACCTAAGTCAATTGGAGCTCTTACTACCCATGCTCTGTTTGATACACCTAAGAAAGAGTAAGCAGCTTGTAAGCCGTATTCGTTTACTTCTGATCCGTGTATTGGATTATTGTTTGAGTCTACTTTAAAAGTAGGATCGCCAAATGTTTCAGCTAGGTCGCGCTGTGATGTCATCAAGTAAGGCTTACCTGCATTTTGTGCTAGTGTGCCTAACGCTGTACCTGTACCCGAAGCATTTGTTTTATCCTGTGCTGTAGCACAGAAAATAACTGGAACTGTACCTGGTTCAGCCGGAGTATAAAAACTCTCGTTTACTACGCTAACCTGTACACCTGGTGATGTTAATGCCATTATATTTCTCCTATGGATTGGGTCAATTTATTACTTGTATTTACCACTTGCAGAAGAAAATATAGCTGTAATACCGTAGAAAAAGGGACCAAAAAGGTGAGCTAAATACAGTATGAGACCATTATGCAAGTGCGGACAGCGACCTGCTGCTATAAACTACAAAAAAGGAAATAGAACTTACTATCGTAAACTGTGCGAGACTTGTTTACGTAACGGAGTCGGTCACGGAATACCTAAGTGGAAGCAAGCAGGATATAAAAAATTAGATACTTGTGAGAAGTGTGGTTTTAAAAGTCGCCATCCTGAACAGTTTAATGTGTTTCATATAGACGGCGACTTACAAAATTGTAGACCAAGTAACCTAAAAACTATTTGTGCTAACTGTCAACGTATTCTGCAAAAAACCGGTGTCCGGTGGAAGCAGGGAGACTTAATCCCCGATCTTTAAAAATCTTACGCATTAGAACTGCTACGTTCTTTTCAAGACGCTCTAGCGAACCATTATTGTCAATTGTAAAGTCGCACATCCATTGTTCAATACTCATTGAACTAGGATCTTCTAGAGGCAAGTGATCTGCTCGATCAACCCAAATAGCGTAATCAAAAATCTCTTCGTTCTGCATAGCAAAGAATTCACGCTTGTTGCGTAAGCCGCAGTAGATGTCGTGTTCTGCAAATAGATTTCTGCCTAATCGTGCAAGGTCATCACGACAATAATCATGGATCATGTTATACCATTCAGTACGATGATTATGTCTGTCTGCATAACATTCTTCTTCGTCAGCATAACCGTACTTGTCTTTTAGTTCGTCAAAGATAAAAAGCTCACTACAAAATTTAGAACTAGACTGAAAAGTATAACCGTATGCTTGTAACATTTCGCATACAGTATCTTTGCCGTGTCTACCATGACCGACAACAAGTAACTTAGGTAACATACAAATAAACTCCATTGAATATTTGTATATTATAAGTTCTTATGCAACCTTTGTCAACCGNTTTTCTGCTTGGCGTTGCGCCCATGCTGCTTCAAAACCAATCTCATGCACACATGCTTCGTGGTTGCCCCATATGCGAGCAAAGTAAGATTCATATGTTGCCATAATATCTTTTTCGCTCCATGATTCAGGAATAAGTTGGCCTTTGACCATCCAATAAAAACGATTTGCTTCTTTGAGTTGAAAGTATGTCATGCTAATATTTACAACAAGTGTAAATTATAGCGTTAACATTAGCCAATAGTGAAGCCGTAGCCTGTACC